TCACATTAAGGAAGTAATCGCCTTTGCAATACCCAAAATCTCTAGGATACGTTAGAATACTTCCAAGTGTTTTATCTTCAAACTTTTTGAAGTCGTAGTCTAAAATAATATCTCTTATCTCATACCCGGAATACCCCAGGGCGGCAAGGGTAGAGAATATAGCTCCGGCGCTTGTGCCGGCAAATCCTTCTACCTTTTTCAATACGCCAATGTCGTCAAGATAAATAGCTGCACCGGCATAAGCGGCAATGCGAACACCTCCTCCTTTAGAGCAGACAAATCTTATCTTTGACGGATCTATCATTTAGACTTTAGCGTTTTCTTTTTCTTTCAGGTATGATAAAATCGCATCTGCGCCAGCTCCAATACAAAGAATTAAAAGTGTAATCCAAGGGTTCGCCCCAGACATAACAGCGCTACCGGTAGCGGTTAAAGACATTGCCTTTACCACCTTAGAGGCCAGCTTTAACAGTTCTAACTTTTCCATTGTACGTTTATTGATTTATAATTTCTAAAGTGACTTCCTCCCCTTGTTTTATTGCCTCTTTTATTTTTGAAAACAGTTCATTATAAATGACGGCGCAGTTGCCTATACGTGTGTCTGAATATTTCTCCTTTCCCACTAAAATGCAACCATGTGTATCTGCTGCGCTATTGCCTGTATGTATCCTCACCCCCTCAAATCCTTCAACACCTAAAAGTAAAGGCATTTCCCTTTTGAATTTTGGAGACACCGTTATCGTTACTTCATACTCCCCTTCCGGGATAGCCGTTTCTCCATGTACCTTAAGACCAGTAGGGCGCACCACGTCTTCAAGGGTGTAGCAGAAATATTCACCATCAACAGACAGTTGCCCTATTGTGCATTCTTCATTGAAGTATTTCCTGTTTAAAATTAAATTCATTTTTTCTTTTTTAAGCTTTTTCGGAATAATCTTTAATTCCTTTTTTCTTTTTCTTCATATTAATCCAGCCAGTATCTTGAAGATATTTCAAAACAGATACAATTCCTATTACTCCTGCCCCTCCCCATGCGAACATCTGAAAAAGAAAGGAGATAACAGATAGCACGTCATTGTGAGCCTCCATGAATCCTGCCGCCTCTCCCAACACAGCTAACGTAATCACCATCATCATATTCACTATCGGGTGCGGATGGCATGAGTTTGTCTCCATAATTTTAAATTGGTTTCTAAAAAATGTTAAATTAAAATGCACCGACAGTAACTCGTCTCCACATGCCGCCACCAGTATTGATATATTTATACTCGTCTCCGTTGTCATCTATAGCCCGTGAACCGAAAGGTATAGTGGTGCTGTTAATCATTGATTGCAATGCAGCCGTTATCGCCGCTGCCTCTGCGTTAGGATTTCCGTTTATTCTGAAAAAAGGCAAATCGCCGTTAAAGTGAAGTATAGTTGCTGACATATTATTGTTTTTTAAAGGTGAATTTGAAGGGTTAAATTCGTACCCCTTCGGAAGTGGGAATTGATAATTATTTTTTACTGTTTTTAAAATTTTCTCAACTTGATTTTTTTCTTCTCCCATATAATTATTGTTTATAAAATGTAAATTTAAAAGACATTACTTTCGTGTTTTGTGTAATTGGATACCAGCCGCTACCCACCCACTCGTCGGAGGCATTGCCGCCCAATGATATAATTCTAAAATGGGTCGCATCGTAAGGAACTATTAGCACCAAATCATAGAACCCATCTCCAAAAATCATCCCTTGTGGCTTGCCTCTGTCGATAGCGTAGATTGAAGTACTGCCTCCAGAAAGGTCTGTAGTTCCTGTATAAACAGGATGTTCAGTAGAGTTGAACTCATATCCGTTTGGCAATTCAAATAAATAGTTACCACTTCCTCCTGCTGCTCCTGCACTAGAAGATGAAGAGTACATATAATCAACCTCAATCAATTCCGTATTAGAACCTATCGCAGGCTCTTTAGTCCTATACCTAACAAAATCATTTTCTACCGTTGTCGCTTTTGTTGGAGGGGTGGTTACAGCCCCTATTGTGATGGTGCTTGTTAATGACCATGATGTTGGATATGTTGCGGTAGCCGTCGCCCTGTCCACGTATGCGGTTGTTGCCACCTTTTTTGTACTATCCCCTAAAGGAGGTGTAGGAACATTGGTAAGTAAAAAAGAATCTGCGGTAACATTGAGAATATTCCCTGTAGATAAGTTTAAATCACCTTGCGAAGTACTCAAACTCATATTTGTGTATGACGTAATAGTCATAGCACCTATAGGAGTATTTATTCTAACACCTAATGAACCATATAAATAAAGATCAGCATCACCAACAATGTTGAATGTGTCGGCAGCATACATACTAATGTCGTCCACAGCCTCTAAAGTGAAATTATCAGTCTCTAAAGTAAAATCATCGGCAGACACAGTAGCATCGCCAGAATAAGAAATGCTATCCTCGTAATAGGGTGGAGTATAAAGAACAGGATCCTGCCAAGAAGCACCCCCGTCGCTATCAGATGTAAGCACCTTACCATCGCCCTTGGATGGGATGTCTATCTGAACTGTGTCGGCTCTAACCTTGATCGAACCATCGCTATCCACGATGTGCATCTCAGCATTAAAACTGTTAGTAAAAAATTGAATCTGATCCCCAAAAACCTGAGCGCCTACATTATCGTCGTAGTAGAGACCTGTTAATCCGGATGTTGTAGATGCGTTAAACACGTCTCCTCCAATTGCTAAAATAGAGTCCGGATATATTGTTATCCGGTCAAACTTGTGGTCAATGTAAGACTCTCGCACCCCTTTAGTAATGTTCGAATTAATTGTTGCCGAATCAATTTTTATATTGGAATTTGTTGTCGTTTTATCTGTTTTTATTTGTAAAGATACATCGGTCGTAATAAAGTTATTGCCCGTACCAGCCCAATCAATTTGATCGCCATAGTAAGGGGGGGTAAGCGTTAATGAGTCGTAAATACCCTGAGCAGTTCTGTCAACATATCCAGTTGTAGCTATCTTATTGCTACTGTCATTATCGGGAGGCGTTTCAGACAAATAACTTTTCGAAGACACTATCATAAATGAGTCAGCAGTAATGCTGCTCTCCAGCATTTTTGTATCTCCAATAATTATAGAGTCTGATTTTACTCCTCCTACTACTTCTAGTTTTTCGGTTGGCGATGTCGTCCCTATGCCTACATTTCCACTACCTACTATTGTCATCTGCGTGTAGAGGGCGTTCAAAGAGGTATCGCCAGCCGTCGATGGTGGTGAAGTTTGGAAGTAAATATTGGATTCGCCAGCACCATTGCTTCGCCCTGCTGACAATGTTAAGTTGCCGCCAGATTTGTTGAATGCTTCTTGAATGTATATGTCGCCAGCAACGACGGGGGCATATACATCACCATTAGGCGCAGCGGCCATGCCTCGCCAATTCCTACTTGTTTGTCCGAGAGCAATGAAGTCACCAGCGCCGCCCGTTTGCATGTATATGTCGCCAGCAATGATGGGGGCATATACATCACCATTAGGCGCAGCAGCCATGCCAATCCAATTCCTACTTGTTTGTCCGAGAGCAATGAAGTCACCAGCGCCGCCAGTCTGCATGTAGATGTCGCCACCCGAAACACAAGCATACACGTTGCCATTAGGCGCAGCAGCCATGCCAAACCAATCCCTACTTGTTTGTCCGAGAGCAATGAAGTCACCAGCGCCGCCCGTTTGCATGTAGATGTCGCCAAAAACAACACAAGCATACACATCACCATTAGGCGCAGCAGCCATGCCAGTCCAATTCCTACTTGTTTGTCCGAGAGCAATGAAGTCACCAGCGCCGCCCGTTTGCATGTATATGTCGCCGCCAAAAACACAAGCATACACATCACCATTAGGCGCAGCAGCCATGCCATGCCAACTCCTACTTGTTTGTCCGAGAGCAATGAAGTCACCAGCGCCGCCAGTCTGCATGTAGATGTCGCCACCCGAAACACAAGCATACACGTTGCCATTAGGCGCAGCAGCCATGCCAATCCAACTCCTACTTGTTTGTCCGAGAGCAATGAAGTCACCAGCGCTTCCACCTTCCGAAGTACTTCCAGCCATAATGCTGAGACCTCTGCCATTGGTTAATGAATCCGTGCTTTCTACCCATATAGTCCTATCCTTGGAGTTGCCAAAACTTAAATCATTCGTAGGCGAAGGAGTGCCTATGCCAATATTACCCCCTGACATTACCCTTATCTTTTCGGTGTCATTCGTTCGAATAATAAATGGGTTGTCGTCTAAAGTGCCTATGAAGTTAGCTGTTGAGTCTATCGTGTCATTCCCCGTCAATGACCACCCTGAAAAGGGAGTCCCCCACTCCAAGCTATAACCGTCAGAGCCTACCTCTAACGTTTGCCCTGCGTCACCACCCCTTGGTACTTGTCTTTGAGAGTAGCCAATTTCGGCCAATAATAACAGCGATAATAATAGTATTTTTTTCATATTTATAGGTATAATTCTCCTGTTCCCCATGATTCGATTATTATTTTATTTCCGGGAGGGAGGGGTATATAAGCATCTGTAGCAAGTCCTTTGTAATTTTGTCCAGACTGTGGATAAATGTAAGCCGTTGCCGCCCCCTCGTTCCGTATCTCCTGCCACCCTTTTACGTCTGCGTCTATTGTTAAAACGCTATCTCCCAGTGTTGCGCAAGTGCCTATTAGACACTTTGTAGCGGCCAGTTGAGTTGCACCTCCTTGACCTCCGCCAGCGAGGGCGACATAAATGCCGGAAGAGACAGCATCTTTAATGGCCACCTTGTATGATAGTCCACCCACTACAACGTGAATTAAATCCGTTGGAGCTATCTCTAGTGCGTACTGTGTTCGTGAGGATAATTTACCCATAATGCAAAAGTATAAAAAATATTATGTTAAATAGAATCTAGCATCTTTTATGTTCAAAATTTTGATATGCCTGTTTCAACCTTACGTACACCGGTGCTTTCGTAGAGTTAAGCGAATAGTCAGGGTTGTACTCCGAAGAAGCCCGTCTTACGTATTTATTACTCATTCTCGTTGGGTTTCCGCTGTTGTAATCTGTAATTACTATTTTGTCGGATTGCAAAATCCAAATTTGGATTATCCTGTGAATCTCCCAAGGAAGACCTCTCAACTCTAAATCGTAGAACTCAATTTGTGAGTCCTTTGTCCACACCTCTGCTCCATTTTGATAAACAACGGACTCCTCTTGATACTCTCCGTTTGGCCTCCAAAACAAAGCGTCAGGAAGCCTTATTTCGTTGAACCAATCCTGCGAGGAAAAGTCCGACTTCTTCTCGTCACCTTCTAAACTTCCTAAACTTCCACTTGTGTACCACCCTATCCTTACCGTGTCATCAGACAGATAATCTCTGTACTCCTTTAAGCACACGTCTATCCAGTACTTATCCGTTGTCGTTGCATCTATATTTGTACCTGTTGACTTTACTCTATATGACCCTTCGCCATGTGCGATAAGAACTAGCCTCCAGTCTACTTGATACCCTATCGCTTTTTCTTCAAAAATTGTATCATAAAAACCAAATTCTTTATATGTTCCATAGGTATTGTCTGTAAGTACCGCCAAGTCTGACCATGCGCCCGATGTAAATTTTTGAAGGGAAATCGTAGCGGCAGAAAACGCTTTCCCCCACCAAAATATAGCGCCTTGCTTGTCGTTTTTAAATTCGCTGGTAAATACCGTTTCGCCGAATACCGGAATCTTAAAACAGCACTCGTTAGATCCTGCCAGCTCTGTCGCTACGGTAACCACATCTCCTGCCGCAGGATTACTTTGTATGATCTCGAAGTCTTGCCTCCAAGCCGTTCCAAGCTCCACTATTGCTCCTCCTGAACCCCCGTCCTCAAACAAATAGAGGTCGCCATCCTCAAATTCAAAATCATCGCCATCCTCAAATTGTTTTGCATCGCCATTATAGAACTCATATAGCCTAGCATACATTGTAAACTTTCCAACGGACGGCAGCTTGGTATAATCAATGAGAGCCTCTCCCGTGTAGACAGATCCCGCACTTGAAACTACTGTCTTGTTGCTTGTGTCGGTTGATTTGAACCAGCTGTTTGAAGACAACTCCCGAAAACTTGTAATCCTTCTTATGTCAGAAACTCCCTGCCCCTCGAATGGCTCGATCCAAATTACCATTCCTACATTAGCTAACGACGGGATGCCGCCGGATATTTTTTCTGCTATCGCCTTGATCTTAACATCCTCGTAACCCCTTAAATATTTAACACCTCCGGATATTATAGAGGCATCTGTTACTATGTCGTGAGACGTTATGCTATGATTGCTCCACTCTACATTCCCCTCGAAGTCAACAGATGGCGCAATTTCTGTTGTGAACTCTTGCTGAAAAGTCTCACCATTCTGCTCTATTGTGAGTGTAGCCTTGTGATTTAGCGTACATCCTGATAGCGTTAAGTATCTATGCCAAAGATTATTTAACCCATTAAAGTCAAGTGATGTGTCAAAGATGTCTGCCGGAGGAGCTAGGATGCCTGCCAGCTCTATCCAGTACTCCCACCTGTGCATAAACGGATACTGGTACCGGTAATATAGAGCATCTCCTGTGTCTAAGGCATACTCTCTTTGCATTGAAACGACCTTCCGAATTTCCCCGTCAGGAATCTTGAACACCCTGTCCTGAGTAAAGTCTATCGCTTGTGCCTTTCCTCCTATTATAGGGAATCCATCCGTTGAGAACAAGAAGTCCTCTAGTAGAATATCGCTTTCCCCTGTTTTTAATAACAGTAGTTCGCTTTTAACTTTTGTGATCTTTACTTTTTCTGCTGCTGCGATAGGGGCAAAGTCAATATTGAACAGAAAATCAACCACCAAATCATCAACAGGAAAGTATTTTAAATCAGCTGCTGCCGTGCCGTCAGTTGCGTCATCGTATGGGTGCTGAATCAATAGCGTAGACTCCTCATTCACAAGAGACGTGTCCGTATACTCAACAAGAAACTCATTAACCTGAGCGAGAAGATTTACCTTGTCGCTCAGGTCAGCGCCTAGCGCATGGTTTTCAACGATTACGTATAGTTTGTACCTAAAGAAATCCCCCTGCTGTAAAATAGCCTCAGCATCTACACCCGTCTCCACCTCCATTTCAATAGTAATTTCAGAAGAGCTGACAAAAACGGCTCTCGACCTTTTTACTATTTGTAAATCTGTTCCTGTATTTAGCCCATTAACCCATCCTCCCCCCACAGTGTTAAACACGTAATCCTTTGCAAAATTCCTATCCTGATTATATCCATTATCTTGGTAAAAGTCAGGATCTTCCGGAAGGTATCTGAATCCTGCGATATACTTAGTTGATGAATTTACAAAAGGCGTGTCTGTTGTGTTTTTAACCGATATGCTAACAAGCATCGTATTCCCAAACCTCAATTGCCCCGGAGTATCAAGAGCTGTTAAATCTGAAATCGACACGCTGTCGACGGAATAGTTTGTATCTGAGCCGTTGGGGTCTTGGTTGTGCCACCCTACATTGCTTTGATTCGTGTCTAGCGTTATCGTTTGTACACCGTTTGGATTTGATAACGTTTTGTGTAACGAAATAGAAACTATATAGTTTAGCGTTTTGCCCGATTGAAAGTAGTCGGGCTTTTTCCCATTTAACAAATCTAAATATTGGTCGTAAAGGAAAGTAGGTACGACATCTGTTGTATGCGTTATGGTAAAGGACTGCCTAATATATTGCCCTGCAGAACCGCCCCCGCCCCCTCCACTATTACCCTTGACAGTTGCGCTCCCTATTTGCCATGATTTAATTCCGGTGAAAGGCAATGCAGACGGGGTGACGTTATCAACGTCTAAAGCGCCAGTTTGAAGACGTTGCTCTTCGCCGTCTATAAGCGACAAGAAGCCGCCCCCCGGATTCACTAGGCTATAATAATACTTTAAACCTTTAAATTCCGAAGCGTTAAATATATACTCTATGTCACTCGACAACTGATGCCTTGTATCGGCTCTGGTTGATCTAATCATATTTCCGCTAAATTTTTCTATTACCGTATAGAAAAAATATCCAAACCCTTGAGAATAAAAACCTAAGATGTCGCCAACGAATATATCCTCAAACGTAGCAGGATCTTCGCTATATATGATACCTGACGTGTCAGACATATCAACCTCTGACGGGTTCGGGGTCAATATAATAAAATTATCCTCCGTTGCATACGTCACATCTTCATACTCGAAATCAATCTCTATAGTAATAGGCTCGTCAATTACCGACAGCAGGAACGGCAAGTCCTGAGACGGCCTAAATAGATTATTAAATCGAATATCAGATACAACGAGTCCCATTATAATTTACTCCCTAAATTAGATAGCTGGCTTAAAGCGTTTTGCAACTTCAATTCTGCTTCATTAATATTCATATCCTTCACCTTGTCATCGAATGCAGCTCGCTCTTCTTCGGGTAGCTTATTTCTTGCATCGTCAATTAATCCATCAATTGATCCTATCATTCCGCTAAGGAAAGACCCCACCTGAGATGCGTTTTTAATAAAGTCTTCTGTTTTATTATTTTCCATTCGGTTCAATTATTGTTTCTATTAAATTATTCGTGTATGGCCGCTGTACCCTATATGTCCCCGAAGCCGTTTCAGCATCAGGGCTGTATTTAATATCAATTAACTCTCCATGTGACCCGTCCCAATCTTCAATGGCATTATTTCCTGCGACTTTTTGGTCGTCATCAAAACAGAATGGAATGTTTTCAAATTGCTTAATCTGAAATTGATTACCCTTGCTGTCTTTTTGCGGTATAAAGCTATTAAAATAATGGTAATTATCCCATAAGTATCTAGCATTTAATACCGACGAGTTATCGGATCGTAATTTATTGTTACGCTTGTTTCCATGATTATCGACCAGTAGTATTTTTGGAATAGTAATATAGTCCGACTCCATTTTTAACATTCTTATCCTATCTTCTATCAGACTCCCGAAATTAGGATAGGATATTTTTGGTATTTTTCCAATTGGATTGTTTATATTTATTCCAATTTTCCTGAGTGCCTTTAATATGCCATTAATCACCCTCGTGATAAAGTTAACGATACTTATTACAACATTTACTGCAACAATGAATACTTTTACGATTCCGTTTACACCTTTTAAGAAGCCGCTTACAATCTTCTCCGCAGGCGTTAGCTCTGTCTTTGCTTTTCCAAGCGAAAAGCCTATAGCTATCTCCTCTAGTCCTGAGAGCAAAACCATATCTTTGTTCAATATTACCTTGGGCTGCGTGGTAACAGTTACAGCCGTACCAGCATATTCCTGTAGTGTGTGCCTATCATTTATGTCAACCTGAAATCTGAGGTCGTAGGTAGATCGAAAGTCTTCATGATTATACGTTGTGAACTGATCTTTTACTGGGGGTATCTTCCATTTAGGGGTGCTTAGGTAGAAGTTTCTCTTCTCCATATACACAATCTTGTTCTTTATCACCACCTTAGCAAGAACCATTTGCCTAACAAGATTAAATAGCTGCCCGAAAGTTCCCTTATAATAGCCGAATTGCTCGTTTTTATTTGGAGTAAAAAAACCTTTTATAAACTCAAAGTCTCCAGTGTTGGTATCTTTTAAGTTAAACTTTTGCGGAATAATTAACGCTTTATCAAAGGGCGGCTGCTGAAATATGCTACTTGATAGCGTCAATCCTATGTGGCTGAGCCCGATTTCCAGCAAGTCTTTAACATACATACCCATGTGATACTTTACCTTTTGAATTATGTTGTTAACAATATCTTTTACTAAAATCACCAAAGCGGAAAACAAAGTTGCAACATAAATAAATTGAACTATGACAGCTATCACCTCAGATGCGCTGAACGGAGAAACTAGGCGGCCGGCAGATTTCTTTAGCTCAAGCGCCTGCTCTTTTATTTTGTCTTGGACTACGAATATCGTCAGAAGAGAAAAAGCTATCTCTAAATTATTTTGCTTGGCCTCTATGACATAAGGAATAGGCACAAAGTGATCGGTGGTGATTAGTCCAATATTAAAAAGGTATTCAAAAGTAAAAGAGTTGAGCCGTTGCTCTGACCAATCAACGCCACCCGCTTCTACAAGTGGAGCGATCACCTTATCGCACCTCTGCTCTGATCTCCATAGGTCTAAGTAGCCGTTCAATGCTTCGTATACGTTTCCTTTTTGGTCGTCAAGGATTAGCTTATATGGCGCTCCCTCCCCAACGCCAACACCTCCCGTCAAGCCTGCTGCAATGTGAAGATTTGCTAGAATAGATCCATCGTTTGACTTGGTTCTATCTCCTACCCCCAGCTCCACCTTATCGAAATTCACCGCAACGCTCTCGCTCTCATTATCCCATGTTCGTGAAATCTGCAACTCAGGATAGTTGTTCGGCTCGTTTATCTCAACGCCTTTTAAAAAGTGTCTTTGTATCATTGCCTCAGCCTCATTTTGTGAACACGTTTTTTATTCTGACCGCCTTTTATCAACGTCTCTATTATCTCTCCCTGCTTTGTGATGTCAATGATTTGAACCGGTTTAGCTTCTATTTTTTTAAGTAGAGCTATTGCCTGCCTGCCTGCAACTCCACTGTCGCTGTTCGACTCACTCGATGACATCATTTGCCTTAATGCAGCCTCCTTAAGAATATATTTATCTTGAAAACTTCCGTCATTTAACGCCATAGCAACGCCCGGATTGCCTAGGTTTGCATCTCTTTTGATGACTGCCTCTTGCTTTGTTAAGTAGAAAGGAATATCATCTACCCCTACTGATCCACCCTCCCCGTTTGGCATTACCATATTTTCCCCGTCCTTCGCAAACTGAGCTATCCCTTTAGCAACTCCTTTGATTAAGAATGTGTCAGCAATTGCCTTTGGAACGACAGAACTAGGATTAGCTCCCTGTTCATTTTGGCGCAACTTCACGGCATCAATGAACCTTTCTGCCAACTTGATAGCCTCCTGCTCTCTGGCCTCTTTCTCTTGTGCGTTTTTCCTTTGGAGCAATAACTTTGCCTGCGCCTCTTTCTCTTGCGCTAGTTGATTCGCAGCTCCACTTCTTGCTAGGTCTTGTTGTAAGGCTATCGACTCGGCGTTTAGATTTATTGCTTGACTGATTTGCTGCTGCTCTAATTGCGTTTTCTTTTGAAGCTCAGCGCCTGTTGCAGATGTAAGCTCTTTAGTATTTGCAAATTGCTTATCTTTCTTTGCCTTATCAATTGCAAGCAACTTGTCGGCGTTCGCTTTTTCTGTGCTTATAACATAAGCGTCATACTCCGCTTTCGCTCTCTCTCTCTCTTCATACGATGACGCCTCGTTATTTATAATTGTTTCAAGTTTTGCTTTTTGAATCTCCAACTCTTTAGCTGCAATATCTTCGTCATTCTTAAGACCCTTCTCTTTTAGGTTTTTTAGCTGTAAAAGCTGAGTCTCCTTAAGATGTATCTCCTCCTGCTCGTTTTGTCGAACTGTATCGAGAAAACTTTTCTGCCTTTCTTGGTCTTGCTTCAATGCGTCTGCCGCTGCTTTGTCGTCAAGCTTTGACCCTTTCTCCTTATCTAAAAGAATCTTTTTCTCTAGTCCTGAGCGCAATGCGATAAGGCCGTTTATCTTCTTCTGAGCCCTTGCATCGGCTTCAAGTCTTTGTGCCTTTAGCTTCTCTAGCTCTAGCTCCCCTGCCCTATCAGTATCATTGAATGTTTGCTCCAACTCCATTTTTTGGATTTGCAAATCAAGTAATTTCTTTTCCGTGTTAGAAATAAACCTCAATTGCTTTTCTGCCTCATTCAGAGCAGCTATCCTTTCGGTGTCTGACTTTAACCCATCTTTGGCTATAGCATTTTGTTCTTGCATTTCAAGCTTTGCCTTTGATAACGCCACCGTTGTGTCTATCTGTAACCGCTCATATTTTTTTTGAAGCTCAAACAATAGATTTCCCTGCCTAGTAGCCTCTGCTACTCCTTCTGATATATCGCCAGTTATTGACGATATTTTATCTCCTATGTCTTTAATTCCTGTAACGGCTTGAAGAGATGCCTCTCCAACATCTTTAGCGCCTTGCTTTATAAGATCAAGGTCTCTAGTAAATATACCCTTTAACACCTTACCCAGCCCTAATCCTATTTCAGAAATAGCCGTAAATCTATTGACTATATTGTCAACAATTGCCTTCCCTAAATCCTTTATCGCCTGTACGGGATTTTCAAAAGCCTCCTTTAATCTGTCAAATACCTTGAACCCCGTATCTTGCAAAAAACCTACAAACTTCTCAAAGGCAACCCTTATAGGTGCTAATGCTCGAGAGAAAGCGTCTGCCCCTCTTTGTGTTGATGCAAATGCAGCTATCAAAGAACCAAGTATAACTACTACAGCTCCTATTCCTGTAGCTATTAGGGCGTACTTTAATATCTTCAACGCCCTACTGAACCCTCCCGATGCCGCCGCAGCTCCTTTTTGTGCTGTCGAATTGGCCGCAACGCCAACGGTGTTAGTTTCGGTTGCTACCGTGTTAGCCTCTTGTTCTACAGTATTTTTTCTTGTGATTGCGGTAAGAACAGCTTGCACCCTAGACAGTGTAGCAAGTTGGGTAGAAAATAAGCCACTCTGCATTATCCCTTCCTTAATACCTGTTGAATAGTTACCAACATTAAGGCGCTGCTTCTTCATTTCGTCAGAATTGACGCGAATTAATTTGTTGTTGTCATCAAGCTTCCTGTTTATCTCTTGAAGCCGCTGTCTTCCTTTATCTGTGTCCAAATTAAGGCGCTCCCTTTCTTTTCGTAATCGTTTATTTTCAATAGCCACCCGTTGAAGAGTGCCGATTTCTTTTTGTTCTAAGGCGATAACGTCTTTGAGGCTATCTCGAATAGCTTTTTGTTGTTGCTGTTGTCTCAGCTTCGCTTTCGTTTCGGCAACGGTAAGAGTTGTTATCTGCTTCTTTGTTGATGCCTGCTGCTTCTCAACGCTATCCAAAGACTTTCTAATGTCAGCGCCTTTGCTTAAGAGCTCATTTGTTTTCTTTATTTCCTTTGCCGTTTTTGGGTCACGGTTTGCTTTTAAATTCTTGATTGTCTCAGCGTGCAGGATGGCCAGCGCTTCGCTCAGCTTTGCCAGCTGCGGAAGGGTGGCCTCTGCCGACTTTCGCATGTCAGCAAATAAGTCCGGCTCTATAATGTCCTTACTTTCTACTTTTTTCTCTGACATTGGATTGTGCTTTTAACTGTTCTTTGTATTGTTTTTCTAAGGCCTCTTGAATGGCGTATAGCTCGAACGCTGTGATCTCATTTGTATTTCTCTTTATCCCTTGTTGTTCAAACTTCACAACGCTTTCGAATAAATCAATCTTTTTGAATTTGGAAGTCAACTCACCGTTATCAACCTCCAACGCCTCAATGAATGCTATTTTACTCCGGTCTCCCGTCCTAAGTATTTCGTTCCAAAGAATTTCTATTCGGATGCGATTGTGTAGAATTCTCATGTAATTTTCCGAAACGCCGAAACGGTCAATCAACTCTCCTGATATTTTCATATATACAGACATTGCCCGGCGGCAAATCTTACCTGTCCTACTTAAATTCGACAGGCTGTTTTCTTCGTAAACATTAAGCCACTTGAACGCAGGGATGTCCTTCATTCCTGAGTAGTATTTTTTTAGTTTAAACGACTCGTAGCGCCTGAATATCCAGTATTTATTTGAGTATTGTTCGTCGTACTTCGTCAACAATGTAAGGTATGACTGCGCTAACCAAAGAAGAAATGCTTTCATTTGAAGGTTTTAAAATATCAATACCAAATTTTCTCGCCAAATCAGTTCCGTCTTCCTTTACCGTATCTGCATTAACCCCAAATCCCGAAGGATTAGGAATCATTTTAAAGGAGGCGTAAAAACTCCCTGAGTCGTAAAGAAAATAATTATCACCCATCTCCTTCTTCTTCGACTCTCCGTTTACGGTAAACGTTTTGCCGCTATTCAGCGATTCGGTAAATGCGCTGTAGTACCCAAGACCATTGTCATCGCCGTCAACACCCAGTTTGAATAACTGCTCAAACGTAATGCGATCTATTATGAAGTTCTGAGTCGCCTCGTCGCTCCATAGCTTCATCTCAATAGCTTGCTGGTTAATAGTCGCAGCACTTTTTAAAACGGACTCAAGCCTTCCAAATCTTATAGCGTTCACTCTCCCTCCTTCTCTTTTACTTTCTTTGGCTTAACCTCTTTAATCGTTTCTTTTTCAAGCTTCTTCGCCTCTCTTTGGTACAACGCCCAAGCGGCAGAAAGGTCGGTGTCTAACTTTCCCCTTAGTCTTTTTTTAAACCCTGCCTCGGTTATGTTTTCCGAGGCGAGGGCTTGTACGTTAATAAACGTGTTTCCTATTTGCATTTTTTTAAAGGTTAAAGGGTTGCTGTTTTTGCGATTACCTTGGAGTATTCGAATCCAGTTTTCACCGGAGTCAACCTAATCACGTCCGCAGCCGTTTGAGCTGTAAACGTCATTGCATAGACCCCCGGAGATGATTCGGTAAAGGTAGATATAGTAACAGCCAGTCCTGTTGTAACATTAAATACGCTGCTATCCGTACCTCCTACCACATCGAAAAAGTCGGTTATTAAAAGTCCGGTGTTTTTGATTTTGCTTTTCAAAGATCCGTACTTAAGAAAAAGCGTAGCCGTCAATGTGGCATCTGATAATCCTGAGTACTCTACCTCAACGCCAAACAGTCCATTAACACCAAGCAAATCTGCAACGATGTCATTTGCTGAAATGGCTCTAAGCAATGAGTCTCTCTCTCTCTGGTCGTAGTTGAAACTAATAGCAATCCGTTCTACCGCATCTTCCGCAGCAAACATTAGGGTAGCGGCCCAGCTTTGTTTCTCAACACGTATAGGGTACAAGAACCCGTCTTCTGTTTCTGGTACCATCCCTCTTAGGCTTCCATTTCTATCAATCCCAAAGAATGATATCTGCTGACACCTTGCGTTTTCAATTTCCCCCATCAGTGTTGCGCTTTGATCCCAAATCTCGGCTGTAACATTTCTTACTCCTTGCTTGATCCATGATTTTTTACCGCTAGCAGCCTCTGCAAATACAGGCTCGGCTCTCTCTCCTCCAATTGTTTCAAGGATACCTGTCGGATACCATCTTTTTGTTGGGTCAACATTGTTTATCGCCGCCGTGATGTAAGCGTCATCAATATCATCCGTTAGATCAATTCTGTTTCGAGTCCCGTCAGCAGCGTAGGTGTGCATATAAAACAGTCCTCTTAATACTCGAAATAAGGCTTCGCAATTCGAACGCCCGGTGTTGCCTAAAGTAGTGTCTTCACAAGTGCATGTTTCCATTTTTTAATATTTTTTTTAGTTTACGTAACACGAATCGGTGTTACAGTTAGTTGTTCTGTTTTGTTTGTAAAAAGGCAATGTAATATTCAATTCTATTCCGCTTAAATGGTCAACGAAAACACTTCCAGTATGTCCTTTAGCGTCTACATATACTCCAAAATTAACGTGATTCGTGGTCTCATAATCTTCAAACTTGCCTATTAGTGGGCTTTTCTCTAGTTTGTCAATGAAGTTTTCAATCAAATTCCTCATTGGAGTAATACTCATTTCGTAATGCTCCGCCGTTTTCCAGTTAGCAAAATCGCTCATAGTAAGGAAGAACATTCTTAGAGTAGTCTCTCTGTCTAGCGGAGAGACTGAGCCACTCGCATACTTCTTGTCACTTATAATCTCCTTTAAATAAATGAACGGTGTTCGATTAAAAACGTTGTCGCTATCGCCTATGGTCAACATGTCTTCCTGCGCTTTAATCACCGTCCCGTGAAAGTACAACGGGGCAGCGATTGTAAAGTCTGCTGTCGGTGGCAATGCAGATCCTGACACAGTAATCGAAACGCCTCTAACAATGGACAATATCTCATACTCAACGTTGTTAATCGTAACAGGATATCCAACTTGCAAGTGCAGCGTGTTGCACGTATAAATAGTGTAAGTATCATCTCCATTATCCACAACAGAATCAACCTTAAACGTCAAGGTTAAAGCATCTACTATTGTCTCTATAATGTCTACAGTCTCCATGCAAGCAGTTTATTTTGTCCATTAAACAATGGGTAATCGTTAGTGTTGCAGATATACCACTGAATCACTCCATAGGCCGCAACCGATGCGTTGTAATTGCGATAAATATAACTATCATCCAGTCCAACATTTTTCGATACTTCATTGCTTCCTGCAACTATCCCTGTTCCCGTGTGGCTGTAAGCCGTTGCTCTCACATACTCAAACCAAATGAACCCCAAAATCATATCCTTTAGCCCTTTCGATCTCATTACACATCCGCTGTAGTCTTCGTTTATCTCGTTGTAAATTGCAAGATAAATGTCTGTTTCTGGCTTCTTCGTTGGGGCGTCTACGTCTGCTTTGAATAGCTTAAACAATTCAGCCCCCAGCAAGTCAATCAAATACTGCTCTTCAAATTCATCAATGAACGCATCTATCTTATCGCTGATAGTCTTACTCAGAGCGAAGTTGCCTACAAAATCTGTTTTGCTTACTAAAAGCCCCATTGCTTAGTATCTGTTTGGCATTAAGTAACCTCTCAACCTGCTTGACATTGTACCGCTTCCCGTGTGACTTAGTCTGTAGTAGGCATAAGGAGACCCGGTAACAATAAACATCTTCGTGCTTGTTGCCACATTAGTAACAGTCAAAGTGTTGTCACCGCTATTCCCTGTAGTGTAAGGAGATTGATCTGCGATAACAGTTATGTAAGACGTGTCTACGCTTACGAAATTAGTACCGTCGTTAGACCCTTGCAGCGTCAGCGTTCCTGCTGCTGTTCCAGAAATGCTATCCGATACCGCTTGAATCGAAACGCTAGTGTAACTCCCTTTGACTTGCATCTCAACATATCCTGTGCCTGTATTGTCAACCGTGTCGGAAGTTGCTCCGGTGCTTGCAAGCATACTGACAACGCTATGATTAGACCCTCCCTGAGATGCTGTGAAAGCGTAGCCGTCAACCTTTACAGAGGACGTGCCAGTTGTAATACATCGTACTCGATAGTAATAGAAATTACTTCCTTCAACAATCCAAGTTTTTGTATTCGTTGTTTGATTGACAAACGTTAGCGTGTCGGTGTTTAGATCAACGAAGTTATTACCGTCTACAGATGCCTGTAGAATAGCCGTTCCGGCTTGCGTTCCTGATAATTTAGCTGTCACCACTTGAAACGAAACTGTTACATAGCTACCTTTTACCGTTTGTGTCAAATCCAAAGTGTCGGCATTCGTTAGCGTGTCAGCGCCTACCATAGTGATGGGGTAGGTCTGCGCAAATGCGCCCCCTGCAAATAACAGAATAGCGCAAATTATTAATAGTTTTTTCATTTTCTTTTAGTTGTTTTTTTGGTTTTTGATTGTGCGTCCTCTGCCTCGGCAGCGTTCGCTTTTGCTAGTTTTTCGCATTCGCTGCACGGCTTATCACCACAACCACTACATGGCAGTTCGGCTACTCCAATTGACAAATAATGATTTGCCAATTTAGCGTCAAGCTCAGCCACTTCCCCTTTTTTACGGGGGGAATAGTCTGTCTTGAATACTATTTTAATTAGCTTATTCATGATTATACGTATGTTATTGCTGCGATCGCCGCCTCGATGTCTGAGGTTTTCATGAACGCATCACGGTTGATATTTCTCACATGAAATTGCAATCTCTCAACACCTACAAATGTCACTAGCTCATGTTCTGCGTTGTCGTTATTCTCAAAATAAGAATTCACGGTCAACATCTTTCTGTCAAGGATAGACCCTTTGGTCGAGTCGAAGATGTACAACGTGTTTGCAGAAACGATAGGCGATGTTACTATTCTCATTCCATTGATTACGTCCGTTGCGCCAAAAACAAAGTTTGGAAACAAGTAGTTATTGTCAGCATCTTTCGCATGAAGATAAGTAATCATATCATTGTAGTTCATCACCACTGTATCTGCTGTCCAAGATTTTTCTTGTCCAAAAGTGTAGATCTGAGCTTTCATAGCTGCTGTCAAGTCGCCTAATGTAGGGGCTTGAAACTTTCCTGTGTAAACAGCTAACGGGTTCGCCGGATTGAATTCTGAGCTAATGGAGTCGATGCTCAACATGTCGGTTGCAGCAGACGATGCGCCTAACAACAATTCATAATCGGCTTTCAGCATTATAGACTCCTCGACTAGCTCTCTAATTTCTGACTCCACGAACGAAAAGTCATCAAGCATATCAACACACAAATCCACCACATCACGCAGTTTGGCCAGCTCAACAGTTCTTTTTTGCCATGTTTTTTTAGTTGTGTGAGAAGACGTAGCGCATGCGATTACAAACTTCGCATCACGAGTCACTACATTTTCTTCCCAAAAGTGAAGGTATTCGGTAGATACCGGCTTTCTTCGGAACAGATCTAATATTGCTGTTCTTCTAACTGGCTGTCTCTCGATGCCCGGCTCAATAGCTCCAAGGTAATCACGGCTACCAATGTCGGATGCTCCCTGAGTTCCTTTAGTAACAGTAAAAGCAACGTGTTTCAGACTTCCTTTTTCGTTTGCCTTTAGCTTTGTTTTTAAAGCTTTAAGAACTTCTGAGTTCTCCTCGATGTAAGCTCTAAGCCCTTTTGTTGATTCTCTTTTCTCCCCTGCCTCTTTCAACGCTTTCACCTCAGCGGCAAGAGCTGTAACTTCTTTTATGATGTCTGATGTTTTGTCAGCCTCTTTTAATTCTGACAATTCTTTTGCAAGGTCATCATATTTCTTTTGAAATGCCGTTGCTTTTGCCTCTGCGTCTGCGTCTCCTTTTGAAAGAATGCCTTGCACTTCTTTCTGTACCTTAAGCATTAGCGCTTTAATTTCTTCTTCGTTCATTTTTGTATGTTTAAAAGTTAAATTTAAAATCGTTTATTGTGTTGATTGTTTTGTGAGTGCTATGCTGCGGCTCGTTTTCGTGAGTGCCTTCGGGCGGCTCACTCTTTGTGTTAACCTCTAATGTTGGTGTCATGATATTACTACCCATTGGCACTGCGCTACCCTCTATTACCTTCGCCTCTGCGACCACCCAAAAGTACCCCTTATCAATTGCCTCTTGTGCGTTTACGACTCTTCCTATGTATTTGTCGAACAGCGCACTTTCTTCTTTATATGCCGGGTCGTTTACGGCCAAATCCATTTTCACATATCGCATCCCTACAGAATGATTCCTAACATACCCCTTAATGTATTGATCAAACATGAATTGGTTTCGATCTTTATTGATGACAGACTTAAACATCAATGCTTGCGTAACGCCGTCAGCATTTAGACCTAAGTCCTTCCAGCTGTACTCTTTTACAAAAGCCTTTACCTCGTCAGAGATTATCTTATCGAATTGCATTTGATGTTCTTGAAGTAAATAAAGACCTTTTGACTCGCTTACCGACTTTGTCCAAATGCCTTTAATATGGACGTCTCCGTGACTATCCATTATGTTAGTCGTATTGATCACCGACTCAACAACTATTTTGTTACCCTCAAAAGTGGAGGGGTTGTCGATTGCCTTCTCCGCATCTGCCTTTTCGTACGACCGAACACTGTAAGTAAATGCATCTCCTTTTTTAATTTGAAACTTCTTCTCTGCGATTAAAGCAGATTTATTTTCAATTAAAAAATCAAGCAGTTCTCCTTTTGTAGAAAAATTAGGAATATTCATTACTTCCTTATTACGTTGTTGTTATTGACTTTGTCTCGCTTGTCCGCTTTAATTTTCTCCAACATTTCAGGAGTTATTTTAACGCTTTCATTTGTTTTCATAAAGCAAATATAGTATTTCTATTTAACATAATAAATCTTATGTTAAATATAAATTGTAATTTCGTTTGAAAATACATATATAAAAAAGCATGGCGACTATAGTGACTAATCTTATCGACGGCATCCGAAGCTGGTTTCAAGACGAAGAAAAACGTTTTTTTAACAATGGTGTAATTTTCAAGCCCCTTGGAGCCGTATGGGTCGATACTAAAGTGCCTTACCGATTATATAACGAAATACCAGAATTAAATCAAGTCATATCAAAGAAAGCAGATATGTTCTCGAATGGAATATTTAGACTTAGAGACATTAAGTCAAATGCAATAATCGAAGATGGAGAATTGACGGCTCTTTTGGAGCGCCCAAATATGATGCAGACTCAGAACAAGTGGATGAATAATTATAGTAAGCAACTTGACGTCTATGGCAATCAGTTCATGTATTTTAATCGTCCTTCGAAGCTGGCCAAATATCCAACGTCGATAATGAACATATCTCCCCGATATCTGAGCCCTATCCTTACCGGTAAGCTATTCGATCAGATAGATATTAGCGGCGTTGTCAGTAAGTATAAATATGAAAACGAGAAGCTAAAGCGTGAGTTTAAATCTGATGAAATTGCATGGAGTAAGCACGACGACCTAGATGACTTGGTGATAGGTAAGTCGCCCCTTGTTTCGCTCAAATTCCCACTATCAAACACCAAGCTAGCTTATCAATATCTCAATATTATAAGCGGAGAGAAGGGGGCAATAGGGATGATTTCAGGCAAAACAAAGGATAGCGCTGGAGCGTTACCGATGGGAGCAGAACAGAGAGAAAAATTAGAAAAGCAGTACTCCAAAACGCACGGGGTTAAGGACGGGCAATCAAGAGTCTCTATAGTATCGGGCGATGTTGCTTGGACACCTATGACCTACCCAACTGGAGAGTTGCTGCTTCTGGAGCAGATAGATGCGAATAAATTAACAATTTGCGATCATTTTAATTTAAACATAAACCTATTTAGCTCTAAGAATCAAACGTATGAGAATGTTAAAAATGCAATCATACAGACTTACAATGACGCCATATTCCCTGCCGCCGATGCCTTCACGCAAACACTTGGTAACGCCCTAAGAGTCCCAGACAACCAAAGGGTTGAGCTAGACTACTCTCACATCAGCATGCTGCAAGATGATAAAGGACAAGAGGCAGACATCATAACCAAGCAGCTCAACTCGGTAAAAGACGCTTACGAAAAAGGGATCATAACTCTAGATCAAGTCAAAAACATTTATAACAATTCTTTCGGGTTGAGCCTTTAGCGATATAAATGTTCAAACATTGTTCGGATAAATGTTGCTAGTCCGCTGATGCTATCCGGCGCATCGTCTTTGTTTGACTTTCCATTCTTAAGGTAGCCGCACATCTGATCCATCGCACTCTTGTAGTCAGAATCCTGATAGTCCGGATGAAGGAACACGAAGTGCTTCTTCACGAATCCAGCATCCATCAATATACGTGTGTGTTTGTTGGCTGACGAGTGCGCTTGATAAACCTCTGCTTTAGTGATCTTCATTAGGTCACGGGAATAAATCGCCCCCATCGAGTTAGACTCTACACGAATATATTTTGTGCTGTTTTCGGTTATCATTTGGGCTAACAGTGGTAGGGTGATATCGCTGTTATCTTTACAAAACAGCCAATCGGTGATATATACATCGCTGCCAATGTGCCGGCCATTAGGTGCGCTTAGGTTGTCATCTCCTTGGTCAGCAACATCGCAATAAGCTAATGATGTTTCGAATAATAATGCGCTATCAGGCTTATAGTACCTGAGTTCTCCCTTTGGAAAAAGTACACCCTTTGCCTCGATCGGCTCTTGCATATACTCCGCATCCCATATTTGAGAGTCTGTTTTATCTTTTATTCGCAAATATTCAGCGGTAGACTTTACGTCATCACAGAATGATTTCCCATCCTGATCTAGCGCTGGAACGATTATACTTTCGTCATATTCTTTTCGTTCAATATTTCTACCAATCAAATCGTTCTTCCTCCAACGAGTACCTATGTCTATCCTTGGACACCTCTTCTCCATCCTAGACTCATGAGCGGACTCCTCCCACGAAAGTATCTTGTCATTCATATTGTCACTTAATGCGTCTTCGAGAGACTTATACATATCATCAGTAATGGCCAATGCAGTAGCCCCGAATCCTATAATAGTTCCGGTTAGTCCTGCCCCGAAATATCCTACCTGTCTTGACGTGCTTAGACTCCACCCGTTAACAGATTGCTTATCTGGCGCCAACTCAACATCAAAAAACACCTCCCTAAATGGAGGCTCTCGAATAATATTTCTCACGTCATAGCTAAACTTCTCATATAGCCTAGCCGTGCATGTGTTGCGCATGACGGATTCTGTAGGCCTCTTCGCAAGAGTCCAAGCGCAAAATAAAGATGTGATGTAAGACTTTCCGGCTCTAGGAGGAAGGGAAACGGAAAGGTGACGGATCTCGCCATTGTGAATGCGCATGAACGCATTTGCGATTTTTTTTAAAAATAGTCTTTTTTTGAAAAACTCAGGATCAACGTATAAGCAGAACTCCCAAAAATCACGCCTCGCTAGCTCCTTCCTCGCCTCCTTCGCTATCTCCTTTCGCAAGGTCTTTGAGTTGCTCATAGGTTAATGTTGACAGGTTTATATTGGTTACCGCTACTTTGTTTTCGATGGGTGCATAAGATCCGAACCTTTTGTTGTACAAATCAATCGCTCTCAACTTATCTCCGTGGTCAGGCTTTGCCGATTTAATTACTTGCACCTTGCCAGCAACAACGATTATCTTCTCAACCATCGCAGTTCCGCTAACAATCGAACACAACTCAGCGTCAACCTCTGCCTGAGACAAAATCGAATTTAAGGCTTCCTGAACGACTTTATCATCTTTAATGGAAGTTGCTAAGACCTGTAATCGTTTCGTCTCTGTGTCTATTTCTTTTGCGTATTTCTTGGCTAAATTAGAGGCTTTGCTCTTAACTGCGGCGGTTGTTGCCTTGGGGTTGCCTACCGTTGCCTTGTAAGCATCGGATTGAGGTTCGCCATTTGCAACGAGCCTTATAAACTCTTTATGTGCTTTGCTTTTTTTCACTTAATCTTGTTTACTTTCTTAGCAATCGCCAATGTTGCCTTTTCCGAAAAGGACTTGCCGTCCTTCGTAGTATCCATATTTAATGATCCTACATCTCCATTAGCCCTTTTAGACTCTCTTTTCGCTCTCATTTTTCTTGTTGCGATTATCTCCTCTGTTATTGGCAAACACCTCCACATTTGTAACAATGAGTAGTAAACAATAGTATATCTATAGCCGTTGTTTTTCTTTTTTATTATTGGCGTCACTCCATGCATCATCTCCTGTCCGTCCATTAGCAAAATTGTATTATCGGCAAGATCAATATTTATTCCAAGCTCAGGAAAACACAGCCCCCCCCCTTTTACTCCATTTTTAAGTGTAAGCATTACCGATAGCGCCCCATGAAAGTGACCAATGTCGTAGTGGTATTGTAGCTCTGAGTTATAGTTCACTATGCCACTTGTAAATGGGGTGTTTTCAATTTGCCACTCCGGCAGTACTCTTTTACTAACCTCCTCGCTATTTTTCGTGTACTCACCCGGAAAAAAGTCTTTGTAAAAAGGAGTTAACTTTTTTATAAAGTCGCAAAGTATATTGTGTTCAATCGGGCTGTCTTTAGCAAGTGACGTGGCAGAGCAGCTACTCGCAAATTGGCTCATGGCCCTTTTCGGACGAAGCCCAAATGTTCTATTTTTACCCTTTGTAATTAATCCTGTTGAAATCCTTTCAACCTTTGTGTATTTAATATTTTTACAGGCCTGCCTTACGAACTTAGTTTCAGTGTCGGTAAGCTTTAGATAAAGTATTTTGGGGACACCTCCTGATTTTATCAGGCAGTCATAGTTTATGATGTGATCGCAGTCAACCTCTTTTGCAAGGCGCTTCATAAAGCTACTCAAATCCACATCTAATAGGGGGATGTCAATTACCTTCATAGTATTCTATTAACTTTAATACTGTTGCTGAATTATCTTCCAAAATGTTATATTTTTCTCCGATAGCCTTTAGCTTTTCTACGACTACCTTGTGCGTTTCATTGTCAAAAACTAAAAGAATCTGCCTAACGGTGTTGTTCATATACTTTTCTGCGCTGTCTGTGTGTTGCTTTAGGTCTACATCTTCCTCAATTAAGTCATGCGTTACAAGCCCCCACTCCTCTACATCGGCATCTGTTAACTCTGCCTCCAACAATTCAGCGTCAAAAACAATATTCGCCTTTGCGCTGGCATTGTCAGCTAAAGCCATCTCCCTGCCTATTGGGCTGTCTATGTCAATATCTATTCGCTTTACTGCAATTATTCGTTTACCATCACTTTCAACAATCTGAACATCTTCCATTCCGATTGCTCCGGCATTTTCAACCGACTTATTCCCGGCGATTATCCGATTATTTTTATCAATAAGAATCGACCGGCCAGCGCCGAACTTTCTGAACGACTTTTCAATTAAAGAGCTTCCGAACTCCGACCCTTTGTTGAAGTTTTTATCGTCCGGGATTAGATCTGATAACTTTGTTGGTGATTTTTGCTTTGCCATTTTACTTTTTTAGCCATTTCAATACCTTAACACACATATATAGCCATCCAAACATTAATGATACAACTATTTCACCAAAACACCTTTCAAAAAAACATATATTTTCCATATTACAAATATAGCGATTATTTTTTAAAATGTATTTGTTACATTATTTGTAAAATATGTAACAAATATCTTCCATTTTATATTTTACTTTAAATTATTTGACTCCATAATTTTTTCTATTAAATAGTTTTAATGATCTTGTTTTTAATCGCATCTGACACCTCTTGCTCTGTCTTTTCGAAATTACTTAATCCGTTTTCGCCCAAATATATAAATTCATACACCATTTCTTCGCCTTTATTCCATATCTCAGCCCTATACCTTTCTTTTTTTATCAAAACTATTTGGTTCGACATTAAGCGTGGGAATATCGTTTTTCTCATATTGAAGTTTAGGACATATTGATTTTCAAGTTTTTTATTTCGTCTTCCAATTTTTTATTTTTCTGCACCTCGGCAATATATCTCATTTTTATTTGAAAATAACGCTCGCCATGTTGTAGATTTATGTCTTTAATCACAGTTACCCTTTCGTGAAGCTTTCCAATATAACCCTGCAAATCGGACATTATGCGCAACTTCTCATCGTGCTTGGTATAGTCTACAGACGGATTGGATTCCTTCGCCTTAATCAAAGCGTTTTGCATTTCGTCAAATAAGTACTTACACTTTTCCCAATACTGCCAAAATTCCATATCGTCCATTTTTATCTTTTAAAAAGGTGGTTCTTGCGATTTAATTGGTTCTGAAAAATCAATAATGTTAGGCATTATCGCTTTCTTCTCATCTCCTTTACTGGCATAACACCTTGTTCCGCCATACTCCTGAGATATGTCATAATACCTCGATGCTGCTGGGTCAAAATTAATAGCAAAGAATCCCCACTTTCCAACGATTTTTGGCTTTACTTTCAAAATCTTAACATCGGCATGAAAAGCCTCTTTATTTTCCCTGTGAATGCTTATAATCACTTTCCCGCTATTATTCCATTGCGCACCCCCCTCCATGTCGTCAACGTCAGGGTGTTGTATTTTTCCGTCCTGCCGCCTCGGCGACTTTGGGTGAATTACCGTGTGCAAGTGGATGTTGTGTTGCTCGCTGATGGCATTTCTGTACGGTAAAACATGGCTTAAATATTGGGCATACCCCCCGTGTAGATTGTAATCATGCTTCATATCCTTCCAACTATCTATTGACGCGGTTTGTATTCCAAATTCTTTTTTACATTGTACCGCAAAGTCCCAATATTCAATAGGCGTTATACTTGCTTTCGGGTCTGTTTTTTTTAGTATTTTAAAATGCTCCAAAAGCCACGATGATGCTTTCCAAACATCGGCTATTGATATGTAATTATTGTATTTTTTATCAAAAGTCATTCCTGTGTATTTGTGAATTAAAATAGCCATTACTTCTATCTCATCTCCAATATCAGGAACAAATAACAAGTGTTTCCATCCATAGAACGTAGAGGTATTAAATAAACATTCTAACAATAACTCTGTCTTGCCGGAAGACGGGTATCCAGTCCAATCCGTAACCCCCGAGTGCCTCATAGAATAATATTCCCTCATTGACTCAAATCCAAGATACACACCCTTTTTAGCCCCAAGCCGATGATATACTTCAATCTCCTCTTCAATGTCTGAATGTTCTAGTATTTTGAAGCCCTTCATTCTATTAAATGTAAATCGTTTTTATCAAAAAAGTCCGGCAGAATCCTATCCATACTCCAGTAGTTCCTTGCCTTTCGCAATTGCTCTTCGGTGTATTTTGTTTTAATTAATTTACCTTTAGTTACGCTCGGATATTGTATTTTAAGCCAGTTAATAGCTGTTAGGTATAAACTGGAATAGTTTGTGTTTTTTTTATGATTTTCAATTCTGTTGTAAATATCATTTATTTGAATTTGGTCGTAACCAAGGTTTATAAGTTTATTGTTTTCTTCAACAGAAATAGAAAGATGCTTGAAAGCTCTAAATATATTCTTTTCTTTATTCCCTTCTTCTTCTTCTTCTATTGTTGTTAGTTGTTTGTTAGTTGATTGTTGTTTGTTTGTTAGTTTGCTTGTTGATTTGCTTGTTGGCTTTGCATCAAAACTTTGATAAATATCATAGTTTATTATGGTTACAAGGCTAAATCTGTTTGTTGATTGGATTGTTATTTCGCCTGTTGATTTTAAAGCTTTTAACCCTGTTCTTATTGATTGCACTGTGATACCGGTGCTTTCAGAGAGGGTGTTTAATCCGGTTATTAATTGCCCTCTTTTCACTTCCACCCCCTGAAATTTGCCGTTTACAAAGTTGGCTTTTAGCAATAAATGAATAAACAAATGAACGATTTCCGATCTCTTGTACCACTCCCACTCGGTAAGTTTCCTAAGTATTTTTATGTAAGAATTATTCATGGGAAAAAAGTACCCCCTCCACACCAAAGGCTGAACCGTTGCGCTTGGTGCGCTCCGAGATTAATTTCCCTTTTACAATTTTCATGATTTTTTAAATTAAGTTTATAAAAACGACAAAACCCCTTATCTGTGGGGTCAGCACAAATAAGGGGTGTCGTATAGGTAGCATTGTTTTCCGTTGCTACTATGTTTAACCTGCTAATCTGACCCATTAACATTTATTTAATTCAAAAGAACTTTTGCAATAATACTAATTATTTATTTACAAATGCAAATATTCGTCAATAATTTTTTTGCAATCTTCGAAGCCGCAGCCAAAGGTTGCGTAATAGCCCCTTTGCGTTAGATCGCAAAGCATATCTCGCTGTTCTTGAAGGTGCGTATCTTTTTTAATTGTGCCGTCTTTTTTGAAAATGCTGGCGGCTTTTAATTCGATAAATAAGCCATGATATTCATCAGTTGGCTGCAATATCATTAGGTCAGGAAAGCCTCTTCCGCCCTGTATTGCCTTCATTCTGCCTGCCTGCGCCTTACTCAAATTAAGGCCAGCGTAATCAAAATGAAAAATTACTTTTGGATATTGATACTTTAAGTAGTTGGCTACTTGGCGGCTCAGATCGTATTCTTTGTTATTCATAATTATTACTTTTAATTTAACTTGTAAGTATTTCAATCGCTTCGTTTATTTCTTTGATTTGCTTTTCCAAATTATGAATATCTGCAACGCAGAACTCATAATCCGATGTCATTTCAAAGTCTTTTTCTAAAAATTCAGATCGTTTTTTTTGGAGTAAATCTTTGCATAATTTGCCTTGATTAATCAATGCTTTGATAGCGTAGTTCATGTGTTTATCGTTTTGGGTTTCAGTTAGTTACATTGATCAGTTACTCTTAGCGATATGTTACATATCTACAACGAAATGTAACAATCAACCTAATTTTCAACAAATATATAAAAAATACTTGACACGTTTAATATTTAACCTATATTTGTGGAGATTTAGATTTATCGGAAATTCCGATTAATCTGAAAAAAACAAAACAAGATGAACGGTTATGGTAATGGTATTAGTATCGAAAACATCAAAATTACCGAGAAGTAAGGCAATGTTTGCTAACGGTTACAGCTTTGCTGCTGCGAGGAACGAAGTAGCGCAAAGGTGGTGTTACCAGCAGTAGGATTGATTAACCGATGAACTGAATAAATAACTACTAACAAAAATTAAAAAAAAGCGATGGCATTAGAAAATGATAAAATAAAAGAAGTGCTTAACGGAATGTTAGGCTCAATAGAGCAAGATAATATTGACTTATATAGCAAGTTGATTGAAGAACGTGGAAATATGAAAATAGATGACTGTGAGAGTTTCTATTTTTCGCTTATTTATCCGCATTCTAAATTTTTAAAAGGGCTTATAAGAAGTGAAATATGCAAAAATGATAAAGTTGATTTTTTGCTACTACATTCAAGATTTGTTGAAAATCATTTTTTGAAACTAATTGTTGAAAAAGAGGGTTCTGCTTGTTCCGCAGATAAATCAAGAACAATAATTAATCGTATATTCAAATTTTTGAAAACAGGAGAAAAAATAGAATGGAATTACGAAGGAGAATATACTTTTCATTTGCCGAAAAAATTATTCAAAACACACGATGAAATAATTGATTTTTATGAGGCGGTAAAGCACGTTTATTATGGAAATTATAAACAATACATAGAAGCCTTGAAAAATGTTCTTCAAAGCGGTGCGTAGGCTTTTATTTTTATTAATTAAACAATGTTTTATAACGTGTTGAATATGGTGAGTAGCCGACACCTAAAACTTGGCTATGAAAAATAAATGTTTAATCGGCTATTCACTATATTTTGTGTTAGCCACTTTTAAAGAGCGATGGCATTAAATAAAGAACAAATACTAAATAGCGTAATATCTGGACTTGACTCGATACCCAAGCCGAAAGAAGGCAAGACAATAGTAACTTCTAAATATATGGCTGAATTGAAAGAAGCATTCAAATACGCAAGGCAAGTTCAATTCTCCTACGACATAAAGGAAATGAGAGAAGCGTATGAAGTATTTGACAACTACATAAAGCGTGTGTTGGCTAATTGTGGCTAACGGTCGGGGCTATGCGAAGGCTACGAGGGGTTGGCTTGTGCGTTGGAGTAGCTTTTGTATAGCCCATGTTAGGTGTCTGGTTTTAAATAAATATTTTTTTTGAGAGGGGTGCGTTGGCATTTTAATTATGAAACACTTAGGATTATTTGAAGGTATAGGAGGTTTTAGTTTAGCTGCAAGATGGGCTGGATGGGAAACAGTTGCTTGGTGTGAATGGAATGAGTTTGGGCAAAAGGTTTTAAGATACCATTTCCCGGAAGCAGAAGGACACGGAGATATAACGAAAACAGATTTTACAAAATATGCAAACACAATTGACATTATTACAGGAGGTTTTCCCTGCCAACCATATTCAGCAGCAGGATTGCGAAAAGGTAAAGAGGATGAACGCCATCTATGGCCGGAAATGCTTAGAGCAATTAGAGAGGTTCAACCAAGTTGGGTTGTGGGGGAAAATGTTAGCGGAATTGTTAATTGGAACGGGGGAATGGTATTCAACGAAGTGCAAGCTGATTTGGAAAATGAGGGCTACGAAGTATTCACGTATATACTTCCAGCTTGTGCCAAAGACGCTACCCATCGGAGGGACAGAGTTTGGTTTATTGGACACTCCAAAAGCAAGAGGGGACAAAAAGGATTGCCAAAGCGAACGGAAACGGAACAGCCCACACACGGAAACAGCCATAAAGATTTTATTGAACTTGGAGGTTTCAAACCAACAATTGCTACGTCCTTCTTTGGTAGCGGAAATGATGGGCTTTCCGAAAGACTGGACGGAATTACCTTTTCTAAATGGAGAAACGAAAGCATTAAAGCATACGGAAACGCAATAGTGCCACAGGTTGCATTTGAGATATTTAAGGCTATTAACCTTTTAAAAATTTGAAAAATTTTATGGGAGCGTGGGCAAAAAATATTTATTTAAAACTTGCACCTAACATATCGCTAAGAGCAACTAGGCAACATAACTAATTGATTTATATTAAATTAAACACACATGAAAAAAACAGAATTGATTAAAATAATGGACAAGATTAAGGTGGCCGATGTGGCCGATGATGAGAAGGTAAGCACTAAGGCGGTATATCAATGGATACATGCAGGAAGGATATCGCCTGTATACACCGTTGGTGATAACCCCGTCCTATATCTTATAGGGAAGAATTATAAAGTAATTAGATAGCCCGAAACACACGCTACCATTAGGCCGTCGACGAAAGTATAAATAATTTAGACTAAATAAATGAAAATAACTTAATTATTACTTGACTGGTAACACCTTTTACTTTATATTTGTTGTATAAATTAATAATAACAACTAAAAACCTTGCAAAATGAAAGCTACAAAGTTTCACAAACAATTCGGAGAGGTAAAAGTTTTGTCTTCTGACGCAAACACAACTACAATAGTAATCGTAGCGACAGGCGAAGAAAAAAAAATGTTAAACAAATTTACAAACTTAACTGACGCTCCAATAGAAGTTTTTAAATCAGTAAAAGCAAAATCAGTAAAAAGAGAGATTACAAAAGAAGAAGAAAATCATTTATCTTCAATAGAAAGCAAATTAGCATGGTTAGATAGAAAGTCTACCGAAAACTACAGAAGTGGAAAATACGGCGCATGTAAATTTTTATAAACACTTAAACACTTAAAAACTAAAAACCTTGCAAAATGAAAACGAATAAAAAAATTACCCAAACAATTAAGAGTATATCATATAGCTATAACTCAATCGAAGTATCATTATCCGGAATGAATTATGCGCATTTCATACATCCAAAAGATGTAAACTGGTTCCCTATTAACAAGGATGGAAATTCAATAAAGGGAACATTAAGCGTAGGGTCTACCATAGTTTTTGATGCAAATATTAGCCCGAAAACAAGAAACCTCTACGACGTAGAGATAAAATTATAATTCTTGTCACTTGCAAGGTTGCAAGCGGTGGGGATAACCGTAGAACCTCTTTTTTAAATATAATATAAATAACTAAAAAAACACCACAAAACATGAAAGCAACATACTACATTTTAAGTCACAGCCGCGGGAACCAGAGCGCCGAGCAAGTATACTACCACGGAAGCAAACATTTTGAAGGGACAAAAAAAGAGTGCGCCGAAGAGCTTGTAAGGATGCGTAAATTCTGCAAAGAAAAATTCCACAACACCTCAACAAATGAAAAAATGAGAGATTTCGTGAGCTATGAGATGGCGGATGTATTTTTTATTAAAGTAAAAGACGGCAAAATAAACTGGGCTTAAATCTAGCTGCATTATTTGAGAGAGATTTAAAATCTTGTTTGACTTGCAAGGTTTGGCAAGCGGTGAGGATAACCGTATAACCTCTTTTTTAAACACAAAAACAAAAAAACATGAAAGATACAACGATTATTTTTATTTCATTTGTCGTTTCTCTTATACTTACCTATATATTGGCAGAATATTTTGTCACCCGTCAAAACAGGATAGACGAGAAAGTATATAATATTCTTAAGGATCAACAAGAGCTAATGGACTCATTAAGACTTGATATTGCGAAAAAGCTAATTGACACATCGGAACGTTACCCTAACAGAGAGTGGATAGAGGTGATAGTTATTGACGGTGCTTTATTTTACGAAGAAAACGGCGAATTGTTGACGGCAGCCGTTGTAGACGGCGATATTTATCAGTTTGATAAAAATGGAAATGTTATTAAAACGGAAAAAAAATAAATAACTAAAACAACTTAAAATGATAGTAACCACAATCATAAAAAGACTAGCAGGCATTGACACCGCAGCTAAACACGCTTTCGGAAACGATTACGTAGGCGATTATAAGATAAATGCCGAAAGGAAAACGTCGAATCACGCCGAAGTTTTAAAAACATTGAAGATAAAGGCAAATATACTCTTTCCTCTAATGAAAGGTAAGGATGTAAGTAGGTGGGAGATATACGCTAAGAGGCATGAGATTATGGATATAATTGAGACTAACAGCTACTATTTGCCTGTTAAAGAAAAGGTCATTGCCATTATAGAAGAAGTAAAAGAAACTTTATAAAACAAACAAAAACTAAAAAATGGAAAAATTATCTTTTGAAGAAATTCGAGAAATTATAATACAGAAATGTATAGAAAAAGAAGCATGCGGAAGCCAAAACACTCCTTATGATGAAGAGTTCGGCAAATTAATGAACTCAAAAAATGAAGCAGATTTTTGGAAAATAATCTGTATAAATGGCTCATGGGCTGTTAGCCATAATGTGATTTCGGTTGAGATTTTGGAGCAATACGATGCTAATATTTTAAATAATCATAATATTTTTATCGAAAAAAAAGAATGCGTGATTGACGAAAGCGTTTTGTCTATAAATCTCTCCGGCACGGTCACAGACAACTACGGCACGGTCACATACAACTCCGGCACGGTCACACGCAACTACGGCACGGTCACACGCAACTCCGGCACGGTCACATACAACTACGGCACGGTCACACGCAACTCCGGCACGGTCACAGACAACTACGGCACGGTCACACGCAACTACGGCACGGTCACACGCAACTACGGCACGGTCACAGACAACTACGGCACGGCGGTGGTGATCGAAAGGCAGAACAACCGGATTTACATGAAGAAAGGAGAATTTGAAATAATTTATTTTGACTAAAAAAAAACACATGAAAAAAACAGAATTTTACGCAACAAAAAAAATAGTTAAATCAATAATGGTCAACTCTAGTGACCCTGCAAATGACCTAGCAGACTATTTTCTGAGAGAAATAAAAGCTACAGAAAGGGTGTGGTTCGCTATCACAGCATTCGTACTGACGTGTTCTGTTGCATTGCTTACTGTTGTATTTTTGTCGAAATGATGTATATTAACCATACAGACCCATATTGGCTAGGCGCAAAGACGAAGCGTGTGGAGACAGCACACCACTTTGTATCAATGTCAATTTCTGATAATGATCTAGAAAAAATAATGAATAATTTAATATCTTTTCTTGAAAAAGAGGGGAAAACTTTTGGCACAAATAAGACTCTTCGAGTTATGGAAGAAATTAAAAGAATAGGTAAATTAATAAAAAACTAAAAAAAACATGGAATCAAATCCGATTAAAAACAAAGCAGACTTTACCCCGATTAAAAAAATGTTTGCTGAGTTGGTTGATGAAAAAACTTTTGAAAAGGAATGTTCCTTTGCATTGCAGCATTTACAGAAAAACGCCTACTTGTCTAGGTCAACTCCAAATAGTATATTGGTAAGTGTTTTAAATTTGGCTCAAATAGGACTGACGCTTAATCCGGCTCAGAAGCTGGCGTATTTAGTTCCTCGCTATAATAGTGCTTCAAGTGCAATAGAATGTTGCTTAGAGCCATCATATCAGGGTTTAATTAAACTTCTTACGGATAGCGGGAGTATAGTTAACTGTTACGCTCATTTAGTTTACGAAAACGACGAATTTGAACAGAATTTAGGCACTGAAAATATTATTATACACAAGCCAAAACTTGGTGTAAGGGGCAAAATGATTGGTGTTTATGCAGTTGCTGTTTTGGCTAATGGGTCAAAGCAAACGGAGGTTATGGATATTAAAGAGGTGGAGGGAATAAGAGACACGTCCGAAAGCTACAAGTCATTTAAGGGAGGAAAAGCAAAGTCTTGTATTTGGGATGACTGGTTTGATGAAATGGCTCGAAAAACAGTTATCAAAAGGATAGTAAAATATTTGCCTAAATCAAATTTCGATAAACTCGCAAAAGCTATTGATTTAACAAATGACGACTTTCAGGCAACATTCGAGCAACTAAATTACATTGATGGGCTTCTTCACACCTCTACTATATCAGAGGAAAAGAAAGAGTTTATAGAAAAACACATGTCGACTTACAATAAAGAGCAAGCGCAAGGCGCAATTGAGATGCTTAAGGACAGCCAAGTTGATTCTTTAACCGGAAAGGGGGTGGGGGGTCAAACAGAAATAAAAGAGGCGTTAAAGTTCATAAAATAATTTACCGTTCTTTGATTTTGTATTGAGATTATTTTTTATCTTTGTGGGTAAGTTATAAATGTGGTGGGCACGTTTAATAGCAAAAACATTAAAACATTGGCGAAAGCCTTTCTATAATGCAGAGCCATCGAAGTTGCCCACCAGCCGAGATGGCTTTTTGCATTTATAGCCTATCATAGGGTTTTAGTCCAGAATTACAAGTCCGAAAGGATGCCCAGCAATGGCTTTACATTGTAAAATAATTCAGAAGTTTTGTTCGTTGCGCTTATGGTATAGTGTATGCAATGCTGGAGAGCAACATACGACGTAATGACCTAAAGGAAAGCATAAGCACCCACTACGGATTGGGATACTTGACGATAGGAAGCTAAATTGAGAAAATTAAAGTTAAAAAATGTTTTCTCAATAGATTCGGTAATATTTTCTACAAAAATCAAAGTAGGGGTATTACGGATATAAACTTACTATGATTAAAAATCATAACATCACAATAAAAATAATTAAATTATAAACAAAATGGCAAAAACTAAAATATGGCTACTATTTGACGGCAGATACAGAACGGACGAAGATAGAGCCGTGTGTTATGAAGTGTGCGACACATTGAAAGAGGCTAAGCAGAACGCAGGCGATTACGGAGACGATACTGTTATTGTAGAGGGAGAAGATGAAAACAACGTGATTAGTAATTGCAAAATCGTAAATTAAATGGGACTAATAATACAGGCTCAAATAGAGGGCGTTTCTACAAGAAAAGACAAAACGGTTAAACTGACTATTGGGACGCAGGAGCTATCCCATAAAGACGCTGGCGAGTTGTTTTCTATGCAAAACAACTTAGCCAATATTTATATATCAACAAACGGCATCACAAACGAAATGATGGATGAAATTGATAAGGTTAGCGTTAATATGCTTGAAACAATTAAAAGCCCGTCAAAACGATTAAAAGCAGTGTTCTTTTTGCTTTGGAAACAAAACAACGAAGGGTACGAAGATTCGGAACTTTATTATCGCCACAAAATGGAGGGGGTGATAAATTTTTATAAAAGTAAATTTGATGAAAAATAAACATGAAAGAACTAGGTCAAATACAAGAAAGCATCGACAAGTCAATATCTACAATTAAAAACGAGATAAAAGAGCTTGAATTGATGAAAGAAAAAATAAGAAAATCGCTAAACAACCATGACAAACTACATTAAACTAACCTGCTCGCAATTTTCGCCTGACCCAAAACCTGTTAAATCTGAAAAGAAAAAACGGACTCCTATAAAAAAGGTAAGCGCAAAAAGAGACAAGGAAAATAAAGCATATTTGACATTAAGAAAAGTGTTTTTGGAAAATCACAAAACGTGTCAAGTAAACCAAGATGGCAGGTCGGTTGAGGTGCATCACACTTACTCAGGAAAGGACAGAGATAAGCATTTTTTAGACGTCAAAACATGGCTGGCAGTATGTAGGGGCTGCCACAACTGGATTCACAAAAACCCGTTAGAAGCAAGGAAATTAGGATATTTAAAATGAACGTAATCCAAAAAGAAAAAACGTTTTGTATAAGACCAGTAAAGGAATGCGAGAGATGAACTATCAAGATACACAACAGTTTGAACGGGCTACAATGCCGAAATTACCCACTGAAACCTTTATTGGTTTTATGCGGTGTAAGCCGTTCGGTTTTTATTTAGTAACTAATTTTAAAACAATACATTATGAAAGTATTAAAATTTTGAGCGATGGAATGTAAGAATTGTAAAGAAAATTACGGACCTCAACTTGACGAGGATTTTGTTAATGGTGAATGTTTGCCGTGCAGATCACAACGAGAATTTGAAGAAGAAGAGGCAAAAGAAAAGGAGCAAATGGAAAGGTGGAATAGGAAATTCAACAAAACCCTATCACTTGACGACTTTTGCTATGAATGCCCGGACGACATTGATAGAGATGATTTGAAAGGATTCCCGAAGCTGATGGAAATATGGGACTGGATTAAGGACACAAGAGATCATGAAGAAGCAGATCGCAAATATTGGGAAGAAAGAAAAAGGCAACCTCCATTATTTGACGAGGTTGAAAATGATTTACCGTTCTGAGCGTGGGGAAAATTTTAATACAAATAGCAGCTAACGGATTGGCGGTATGGTTTTGTAAGCCTACCACACCACTTCAATCCAACGATAAACTTTCAAAGGCTTATAAACTATACCGCTTGTTAGCATTATGTTACTTGCGGGCTAAAATTGAGATTATGCCAAGTTGTGAAAAATGTTGGGAAGATGCGTGGGGAAACGCAGAAAAGTACCAAGAACTAATTGAAGAAAGAAAAGACAACCCTTGCACACATGAAGAACAGGCTGGCAGAGACGCAAAAAATTGCCAAAAGTGTAATAGAAAAACAGTGCATCAATACGCAAAAGTGTGTGTAATGTGCGGTAGCAAGTAATTAATGCTAACGGTAAAGTATAACAGCAGTACGGATTATTAACATTAAAACTTGAATCATGGCACGAAATAAAATAGATTTTACAGACAAAGAACTTTACTGTGTAGCACTTGCGATAAGTACACACTTGGGTAGCAGAGAGACATACTATACAAAAAAAAGTGCAACGATTTTTAACAGAATGATTAAAAAAGTGATAGCAGAAGGAATGGAACGAAAGGAACCAAAATCTATTTTGCATCCGATAGTTGAATTTGAAGACGAAAGTTAGTATTGCTGTTATACATTGTTAGGCTTTCTTTTTTTGCGGGTGGGATAAACTTAAAAATTATGGCAAGTTGTGAAAAATGTTGGGGTGATGCTTATATGAGAACGCACACAAACCCGATGAAAAGTCAAGCAGAACATTATCAGGATTTAGTAAATGAAAGGAAAGACAATCCTTGCACACCAGAACAGCAAGCAGGACAAGATGCAACTGTATTTAAAAAGTGTGGCAGAAAATCTGTACACCAATATGTAAGGATTTGTATGAATTGTGGTGCGGAGGCAAATGAAGCCTAACGTTTTGCAGATACACGCTGTGGGCGTTGGATTGAGCGTGGCAAAATAGCGTGTATGTGCTGTTATAAGCTGTAAAATAAAATTAAAGCGATGGAAAAATTTAAAATAGGAAATGCAGTTGTGTATGGAAAATTAGTTTGCAAACCTGCACAATTAACGGAAGTCGATGAAGATTGCTTTTTTAAGGCTTTGAATAAAAGTTTAAAGAAGAATGAACTCGAACATTTTGTAAATATTGCAAACAAAAAAAGCAACCTTAAAAAAGGAATTACGATTGGAAACGATTACTTCATTATTGAGCGTGTGTAGGCAATTTTATTTTATTGCTTATAACGGTTGAGTATATAAAATCGACTGAGGTACGAAGTTGTTTTATATACTTTGTTAGTTGGTGCGGTGGGATTGTGGGCTGATTCTGTTTGTTTTTGTTCTTTTTTGAGAAGGGGAGGAAAAATAATTGTATTGATTTATAGTGAGTTATAAAATATTTGAAACTTTTTGTTGTATATCTCGTATATATAGTATATATTTGTAAAACAAAACTAATAAGAATGGAAACAATCACAATTAAAAGAACAACAAAAGGAACTTGGATGAAGAAGTTTGACACCTATGAAACATCATTCACAAAGATTTCTAAAAAAGAAGCGTTGGAAGATATTAAAAATGCAAGAGAACAAGGTAGAATGTTTTCTGATGACAAGGAAAATACTGATTTACCTTTAATTTTTGGATATGAAAACTAAAGAAAAGAAAGTTTTTACAAATTGGTGTAGAAGTTGTCATTTTGATTGGATGATTGCTGTAAGAGAAGTTAAAGGAAAAAGATGGATGACGATATTATCTCAAATTGAAAACAAAGGAGAATTTAATGTTGATGATTTTAATAAAATAGAAGACTCTTGGAAAAAGATATTAGAAACAATCAACTTAATGACAGAAGAAGAAATAAATTATTTACACAACCACAAATACAATATATAAATGAAAAAGTTACTTGATTTATCGAATGAATGTGTAAAGACTATTTCAAAAAGAGCGATTGATGAAAATACGGATTTTAAAAACTTGGCACAGTCTATTTTGGAACGAGAAGCCAATCCTAATGGTTTTGAAAAAACCAAAGAGCGTGGGGCAAAAAAGAACAAAAACAAATAGCAACTAACGTTTTGCGGCTTGGCGTCTATAGGTATTAAAATGAGTCAATTTATGAGGGTTGCATTTAGAGAGAAAATAAACAGAGAATATAAGGAGATAGAAAAAGAGATTGAACGTAAAAACAAAGTCAAAATGCCATTTTGATTTAAAATAAAATAAAAACATGAAAGCAAACTTTATTAAACGAATTATTACTTTTTCAATCTTATTCTTTTTGGTTTTTTGTGTGGGTGCAAAAGCTCAAAAAGATACGATACCAGTAGCCGTTAAAGGCATTGACACTGCGACCTTAGATTACAGCTTTAGAAGTTATAGTTTTTCCAATCAATTGATAACTGTTAACGATTTACTTGAATATCAGAGAGAGCGCTATAACGACAGCACAAAGGAGTGCTACTGGTTTTTTTGTGATTCAGGATGCGTTGACTTTATCTTTTGTGACTGCGATGAAAAATACGTCTATGATTCGCCTGAATCTCCTAGATGTAAAACGAGGTTCATTCACAAAGATGCAACACTCGAAGGATTTATAATGTATTTGAGAAGAAAGTACAATTAACGAAATAAAAGTTTATAAAACAATCTACATAAAAGGAACTAACATACCACTACGAACCATTCAAGTATATGATAAGTAGTGTCAAAATGCCATTTTGACTTACAATAAAATAAACACATGAAAACAAATAAAAGCATTTTATCAAAATTAAAATCGGTTGAGTTGTGCTTATCTGCGCACCCCGATAACACAGAGGGTTCTGAATTTGAAGATAGAATTTCTGACTTAAAAGAAATACAAAAAGAGCTTAAAGGCCTCAGCGAAGACCTTATTCGAGCGAGATGGGATCATATATTCCATAGGGCTATCACATTAGTTTACATATTCCTATTGTCCTCTTGCGCTTTTCTGATTTATTATTCAGTGATTAAAATGACACCCTAGCGCAATCGTATCCCGATTTAATCAACCTAAGTTTTTCTTCCTGAGTGATTTTGAAGTTGGTGGAAGAGATGCCTAATGTGTTTAGAATTATAGTTCTTTTCACCTCTTCTTCATCTTTAAAAAAGTTGATGTCCTGTGATTTTAAAGAGGCTTTAAAAGATTGAACGATGAACTTTCCCGGTCGCCATCCTTTTAGTGGTTTGAAATCTTCATTCTCTTCTTTGTTGAATAAAAATAGCCCTAGCACCTCGTCGGGAGTGCTTATTTTGTCAAATGCGTGTATCGGGAAGTTGCACGTCATACCACCATCTATTTGGTATTTCCCATCGTATTTTAAAGATTTAAAAATACCCGGTATGCTCATTGAATACCTAACGGCCATAGCAATGGGGCAATGAGGAGACTCGTTAAAGGAAAACTCCCTGCAGGTTTGGTATGAACCCAATTCTGTGGAATAAACACGAAGGTCTTTGAATCCCTTTTTTTTCAGGTCGTAAAAAGTAGCGTCCTTGCTTCCTAATTTGTCTTTGATGTGTTTTTGTATCACATTAAGGAAGTAATCGCCTTTGCAATACCCAAAATCTCTAGGATACGTTAGAATACTTCCAAGTGTTTTATCTTCAAACTTTTTGAAGTCGTAGTCTAAAATAATATCTCTTATCTCATACCC